GTGCGCCGTCTGAGTACATGCACCGACGTGGCACCGTGACGTTGCGTTGCTGCCTGTCCACTGCACGTGGCGTGAAGAACCGCTCGCCGCCTGCCGTCTCCTCGGCGAACACGTTGATGGCGAGATCGACACGGTCACGTCGCTTCACCTGCTCACCCAGCCACGGCGTCCACGTGTACGTGGTGCCAGCGACCCCGGTGATCTCTCCGTCGATGTCGTCACGCTCCTCGGCGCCGCGTCCCTTGTCAGGGTGATCCGTGTACAGCATCTCGACCAGCGCTGGCTCACCAGTCACACGTCCCCTCGACACCAGCGTCGAGTAGTGCGTGCCCGGTCCAACTGGCGTGCTCACTGCGATGCGACACGCCGTGCAGTCAGCCGCCGAGCGCCACGCAGCCTCTGCGTTGTCGAGCGCCGCGTACTCATCGAACACGACCATGTTGCGACGACCACCGCGACCGATGTGCGCAGTCGATGCTTGGCCGACGATGGTGGCAGCGGAGTTCGGATGACGAAGCACCATGTGACCTCGGTACCTGCCTGTGCCCTTGACGAAGTCGTTCGGTGTAGCAGGCAACATCCACGCTGGCAACGTGGTCAGCAAGTAGTCGATCTTCCAGAACAACGTGTCGGGGTCACCTGTTCGGTCAACCAAGTCTTCGGTGCGTGACGCAATGAGCACCTGCCAGTCACGCAGCAACCAACCCCAGACAGCCAGACCACACACGAGCCACGACGCGCCCATGTCACGGCTCTTGCGCAACACTGCGTCGTGTCCGTCCTCGACGGCGGAGACGAGCGTACGGACAGCCTGCTCCTGAATGGGCCACGGATCGAACGGGACGTCGGGGAGCGTCGTGGGCCGTTCTACGCCGTGCTCGTCAACGTCACGCACGTGGTAGGTCCACGCGCAGTAACGAAGCCACGCCACAGGGTCTGACGTGAACAGTTCGCGTAGGTCGGCTTGGTCTTGGTCGGTCGCGCGGAGCACTCGCTCACGCACCTCGGCCATCACCTTGTCGTCAGTCATCGAAGCAGCGATCCGACTTCCACCTGTCGAGTAGGCTCATGCCTCTGCCAGCGTCGCCGTCGATCTTGATCGGACCACCACCGGGACCGGACTGCTCAAGGCTGACACGCTCGCGGTACGCCAGAGGCTTTAGCGCCGCAAGTCGCCACTTGACGAGTTGCGCTTGCACGTTGGTCATCTCGATGCGGCCCTCGATGGCGTCGTCCACGCGGGCTTCAAGGCGCTGTGCTGTGAACTCTGATGCCTCGGATGCGGCGCGTGCGAAGTCAGGATCGTGCTTGCGCCAGTACGTGGGCAGCGACGATGCGATGTCTGATCGCTCACAGGCAATGCGATGGCCGTGTTCAACGAACACAGACAAGTAGTTCGCCTTTACGGCCTCAATATCAGGCTTTGACTTGCCAACCAGTCCCCGCGCTCGTGCCTCGCTCATATTGGTACTGTCCTGATTTTCGGACCCAGTTCAAGCACCTATCTCAGACTTTGGAGCACTTTGGAAAGAAAGTTCCCCCAATCATGGGAATAGCCGAAGGTGTCACTTGACCATCACTGCACCATGCAGTACAACTGCACCTATCGAGACGCTCTCTGGAAACCGAATAAGGACCGCGACAGGACTGACCTGCTCAACGTCCACCCAAACCAACACTCCCCTGAGTGTGCGGGAAACCGTTCACTCAGGCTTCACTCTCACCAACCACACAGGGCCACGCCCCACAACCGCAACTCTCTCTCAAGGGAACAGACCAATGAAAAGCATGACCACAATCACCGCCACCCAAGACAAAGACGGCACACGCAAGGCATTCTTCCACGACAAGACAACCAACTCGCTCTTCTTCTTCATCGGCAGGGAAACCGACAAGGAAACGGAAGGCGCGCAGGCCGAATATGCGAAGCAACTTCGCGCCGGACACACTGTCGAAGCAGAAGGCAACACGCAGTGGATCGAGTGGGAAGAGATCGTCGATGAGAACCACAACCCGTGCAACTATCGCGGCCCCGCAGGCGAAGAGCAGGTCGAAGGTACTCGCTACCTCGCCACCCTTCACAACACCGACGAGCCAAACGACAGCGACAAACGATACAAGACCCGCGAAGTGCTTGGCACTTCATGGCGGAAGGCTGACTGACCCCCCACCTCCCCCTGCCTTACCGGGCAGGGGCAGGCTTCACAACCAACCGCCCACAGGGCAGAATCGAGAACTACCGTGATCACCTCAAGCGAAGTACGAACCAGAGCGATCTCCACACTGCGGCCCGGAGAAGAGTTGATGTTCGAGGGCTGCTCCCCACGCGACGGCATCCCGTGGACAGCGAGCGTCAGTCTTGAGTCGCCCGTCGCAGGCGGCGGCCTCGGCGGTCAACTGTTCATCGTCGATACCTGCTGGTCCGGTGACGGCGCAGGCGTGGAACCATTCACGCTCCGGCGCACCTTCACGCAGGCAGCCTACGCGAACAACTTCCTGCTGACCAACTGCTGACCATCCCACCCACCACCTCCCCTTGCCCTACCGGGTGAGGCGAGGATTCACAACCAACCGGCCTACGGCCAGAATCGAGAACGACCATGAAAGCCACAATCGTTGATGCGTACACCACCAGACTGAAGGCGGGCGACACCGTGACCCTCCCAGAGTCAAACCTGCGAGGCCGCTGGACAGTGGTAGCCGTGCACGACTTCGGCACCATTGATGTGACGCAGGGGGAAGGCACTAATCGACAGAAGTTCTACCGCGTGACAGGCTTGAACCCGGCGATCAATCACTGACCCCCACCTCCCCTTGCCTTACCGGGCAGGGGCAGGCTTCACAACCGGGCTTCGGCCCACAACCATAGGAGGCGAAAGCCATGAACTTCCAAACCACCACCATGATGATCGCGGTAGCCAGCATGATAACCGCAGCAGCCGTAGGAGCCTTTGGCGGATCGCCCATCGTCTTCGTAGTGTTTGCCGCCATCTCAATGGTTGCCGTTGCCGTTGTCCTGACTGAGGCACATCTCACAGACTGACCACCCCACCTGCACCCGGCTACCGCTGGGTGTGGGCTTTCACTTTCACAACGCCACGGGGCACAACACACAGGAGGCAGCCATGCCTACAACACACACACCCGGCCCATGGAAGCACGTGGTGACGACAAGGACGCGAGGGAGGATCTACGGAGACGGCCTGCTCGTCGCCACGCTCGACCCGCCGCAGTTGAAAGAGGAGGTTGCCATGAAGGCTGCCGACGCCCGCCTGATCGCGGCAGCACCTGAACTGCTTGATGTGCTGACGATGGCACTGCCCTACGTTGAAATGGCAGAGCATGACGATTCATACAAACCGGGCGTAGTGGCGAAAATGGTTCAGCATATGAACGACGCTATCGCCAAGGCGACAGGAGGTGCAGCGTGAAACGCCGACCCCTGATCATCGACATGACTGACCAAGGCAAATACGACGCCCTCTACGGGCAAGGAGGAAATGACATGCCTGAAGCCGACAACACAAACCCAGAGTTCCCCGACACCATGTCCAGCCTGCTCCAGTGCTGCGACTTGGAAGGCGGATCACGCGACGGATGCGGCGACGTTGACCACGAGCAGTTCTCTGGGTCATCGGTCCCCGAACATCTGCTGCCCGACGAATGGAAGCAGATCGCGACAGAACACGTTGACGCCGCCACCCTGCTCTGTTGGGTGATCACCGATGGCGAGTTGCTTTCCCAGCCCGACAACTACGGGGAAGAAGGCAGGGATCAACAGTGGATCACCGCCGTGTGCTACGGACGCAGTGGACGTGTGATCGCTCGTCGGACCATCATGGGAGACGCTGCACACCGCATCGCTCTTGGATAACACGAACCGGGAAGGTTCACACCCCCCTGAGGCTTACCGGCCTTGGCGGGGGCTTTCACTCACCAGCAACTGTGCTGGCAAACACACGGAGGTATCCAGATGGATATCAAAAAGAACTGCGTACGTTGTGGGCGCACCAAGACCACCAACAACTTCAATCGTCACAGCACTGCACGGGACGGCCTCCAGCCGTACTGCAAGAAGTGTCAGGCGGAGGACAGCAGGCAGCGGAACGCCGCCAAGATGTCACAGCCCAAGTTGGTCATGCCCGGACAGCCTGTGAGGCTTGCCAAGCCCGTGCGACGGAAGGCCCGCGCCACACACGTGTGTGTGAACGTGGACCGCAAGTTGCTCGCCAAGACCCGTGAGAACTTTGCTGCGCTCTGCGGTATGACCAACATGCCCAAGGGGTTGAACGTGACCGACGAGCAGGTCATCACGACTGTGCTCTCGCAGTTGGTCGAATGAATGGAGGTTGGGACGTGAGCGGGGCACCTCGGCAATACGCACGGGGTGCCCCTTCACACTCTCACAACCACAGGAGGTGCACGCGAAGTGTACCACG